TTGGCCTCAAAGTCGATTGATTGAATCTCGCTTATCTTATCGTAAGCCGCTTGGAGCGACGCAGCGAACTGGTCGCCAGTGCCCTCGCGCAAAACGCCAGTCGCTTCTAGTAGCGGAGTAATTGCAGCGTTTACCGCTGATCCCAGCCCTACAAAAGCCTTGGCAAGTAGGCCAACGTAGTTTTTGCCGATATCCATCAAAAAAGACAAGCTCTCAAGAACCTTCGCCGCAGTGCTTACCGCTGAGATTAGTGCGACTATCCCTTCCGTAACCAGCGCAGATATTGCCTCGCTGTTATCTGACACATATTTTGCGAGCTTTTCAAAAATCCCAGTGAGTGCGGTCAGTAATTTTCTTACTGTAGGATTCTGCGTTATGATTAGGCCGATAGAAGTTTGAAACGAATCAAGGCCGAGCTTTACCTTTTCAAGCTCGCCGCTGAAAGTCTTAGTCGCTGCCTCTGCTGTACCTTTGAATCTGTCGCCAAGGATATCGATTGCCGCGCCTGAGCGAAGTGCCTCGTCTGACAATCCTTTTAATTGCGGCGATAGCTTGGAAAGTTTGCCGATTCCTGCGCCGGTCAACGTCGCGCCTAACTGCGAAACCGCAGAATTTAGGTCAGTGCCCATTGCAGATGATAAGTCTGCTGCTGCTGTCACAAGTTTCTTTGCTTGCTCGTTTGTTGCGCCAAATGACTTGGCTAGAGCAATTGAATCAAGGATTGCATCGTCGTCAACTGCGATTACTGACGAAAGCGACGAGGCATAGTCTTGCATCGCTTTGCTGGCTTCAATCGAGTATTCGCCAGACGATGCTAGCGCCTGGTTCATTTTGTTAATCGCGTTTACTTGCTCGTTTGCAGCGTCGATCGATGCGCCAATGCCGTTTAGTATCTTGCCAGCAGCGAATACGCCGCCGACTACAGCCGCCGCCGCCATTGCCGCTTTGCCGATGCCAGCAAGCCGATCGCTTGCCGCTTGCTGAAACTCTGATATGCCTTGAATAGCCTTTTTTGTGTCTAGTGCAATTCCTAGAATCACGTCATTTTCGGCCACGTTTCGCTTCCTCATTTTGCAGAGCGTTTATTTTATTTGATACTATAACATACGCCTCGACAATTCGCTCATCTAGTGCGTCAACGTCATCCCTGAAACCAATTTCGGCCAGGACTTTCCTAGTCAAGTAATCATTGACAAGCCAGCCCCAGCCGTTATTGAAATTGTGTCCATTGTATGCCGCACGCACTTGCTGCTCTATAGCGAGGCGGTCGCTTTTCCCAGCTTTTGCCCGCCTACGATGACCTGGCAAAGCTCGCTTATTAGCTTTTCAGCTTGGATATAGAAAAGGTCGTCGCGGCTTTTCACTGCCTCGCCAGATTCTATATGCACAGCGTCAATTGCCACGACGTACTCGTCTAATAGCCGCTCTGAAAATTTAAAATAAACGCTTGGGTCATCCTTGGCCTGCTCGCCTGCCTTCATTGCCTCGAGTTGCAACGTGCTACGCTCTGCCCTTTTCGGTACTCGAAGCGTAGCCGTCCCGGTAAACTCATCGCCGCTTAAACTGTGAATAACTTCTTTCATGTTATAAAAATCCTAAGAAGACTTCGCCGTCACCGGCTGAATTGATAAATGCGCTCAACTTCAAGTTAAGCTGCACTAGGCCATCGGCGTCGTCAATAGTCAACTCTGATATGGTAGCAGAGCCGATATATAGAGCGCCGCACTTTCCGGCTACCCAGTTGCCGCCTGACTTGACGCCGAATGAGTATTGAAATTTAATTTCTTCACCGGTCCTGTATCGGTAGAACTGTTGCGCGTCGTACTGATTAAGCAATGAAGAAACATTCACCTCTACGACACGCTCAGACATAACCGACGATCCTCGGCCCGATGCTGCGCAGATATCACCGGCAACCGACCTTGTGTTAGCCAGCGAGAATGAAACGCTAGACGGGTGAAAGCAAGCATAGTCAGTGCTCTCGCCTAGCATTACTTCGTGATCCTTTGCCGCGAGCGGATCGGCGCTGTCGTAGCTTGGCGTGTAAGAAGCCGCAAAGCTGATTGCGTTGTCTGACGTGTATGTTGTCGCTGCAGTGTCGTCGGCTGCAACCGAGAATCCTAGCGTCGTGCCAATTGTGTTGGCTGTGTTTGCTCCGGTATTCCACAGAAGCGAAAGCGTCCCAGTGTTTACAGCAATTGTAAACTTGCCAGTGCTTGGCGAGTAGGTAACAGTCAAAGTGTTGGTAGCAAGTGCGTCGCCTGCTGTTTGAAGCGCCTCTGCTAGTTCGTAGGGATCTTTGTACATTCCCTCGGCAATCGAAGCATTTCGCTCTGAGCCATCGTTAAAATCTAAGTATTTATTTGATGCCGTGATTTCGATCGGGTTAAAGTAATATTCAAGACCTTCGACGCTAAAATTTGCATTGATTAACTCACCGGCAGTTGCCTCGAAGCCAAACGAAGTGACCTTGCCGCCGCTCATCATTTGCTTTGCGCCGCCGTTGCCGAGATAATGCCATACTGATAACGGAATATGACCAGTGCTTGCTGGCTTATAGTTCACGTCCTTGCCTAGAGCAACTCCGCTTGCTGGTGCATTCGGTAGTTGAAAGCCCATGGTCAAGCTGTTTGTCGATACCGATTCCAGTGCGCGGATTCTATAACCGTTGGTTGAGTCCTTGATCAGCACAAAGTCGCCCTTAGAGAACTCGCTGCCGTTTGCCGCAAGCTCTAAGACTGAAACGGTGCTTCCTGTGGTAGTAGATCGCTCTGTTGCCCTTACGTTTTCATCGCCAAAGGCAGACTTTAAAAGAAGGTTATAGCCAGGAGCAACAGCCGCAGTCCCCGATGCTCGCAGATAGTGGCTCATCTCAAAGGTTGGGTTTTCAGCGCCAAGTATCGGCTTGGCCTTGCCGATTGAGTTTTTAAACTCGGCATTCTCTAGCACGTCGAAAGAAGGCGTCATGCTTGCATCGTCTTGCAATGCAATGAAATCGCCTGCGGCAGACGGTGATACCGGCGTGCCCTCGGTTGTTTCTTCGACAATAGCCAAAACACTTGCTTTAGTGATAATAGCGGTCATGTTTTCCCCTAAAAAGTATCTTGATATTTAACGGCAATAGTCAAATTTATGCTAATGAATTTTTCTGTGCCTTCGTTTGTTACCACGTATTCTATACCAGACGACTCTATATATCTATTAACTGTTGCATATCCGCCCAGCGTCAAGTCGTTGTGAAGTGCTTTTATTAAAGTCATACCGTCTTCTATTAAAGCCTTTTCACAGGTAGCGCGATCAGTGCGGTTATTAATAGTTGCGGCAATCTTGTTAACCAAGATAACAGAAAACGAGCGCTCAAAATTAAGCAAAGCGCAAGCGTGAAGCTCCTCGTTAGTTTCCGATCCGAAGCCAACGGCAAAAGACTTAGCCATCAAATAGCTAGGATTTTCCTCGATCGCGTAGGATTCAGGTAGCTCGGTATAGGTCGTGAGCGTAGCAAGTACCTTCGCCACCAGTTGGTCATATATTTGCGTTGCCTTTGTGGTCATCGACTCATCTCGCTTGTCGTCTTACGTTGCTCTAGCTGCGAAAGTTCGCCGTCGGAGTTGTCGTCGATGCCGAAAAATTTCATATTAAAAGATTCGTCAAAGAGCTTTCTAGCCTGGTTCCGATTCTCTGCCATGGAAGGACCAAAGCCGCCGTATATAAGCTCGGCAGTCTTGTGAACCGATGCCGGAATGAATCGCGCCCAGTCGATTATCTGAGCAGGTGACATTGCGATGTCAGACGAGACAAGCCGCCTCATGATATAGTCTGCCGCCAGCGCGTGCTGGTCGTCCCATGTCGTCTTGCCTGCTGCCCATGCGGTCTTTAGTGCAGAGTTGTTCAAGTCAGGATATTCGGCGTAAAGGTCAACGTCCTTAGAGAAACGATTGCCGATATATTTAAGCGTCATTGCCGCCGTCGGAGTTACTGAAAGCGTGAGCCGCGCCCAGTACATTTCATATATATCAAGCGCCGCAATGCCGGTGACTTCTGTCGATAGTCGCTGCCTAGTCCAGCCGCCAGTCTCGATGTCTGGCCTGAACTGAATGATGCCTGATCTTGCTAGAGTTGCGCCGCTTGCCGCAGTGTAGTCGATAACGTCCACAGCCGGTTGCCAAGTGTTGTCGTTCCATATTTCGACCGATACCACGCTAGATATAGCGTTTGCCGTCCCGATCTCAATCCATTTGTGGTTAAACGGTAGGCATGACGCAATATAAATCTTGTCTTCAGAGGCAGTGATCGACGGTTGTATGGCGTACTCGTCGAAATCGTTTAGATCGATCGACCAGTCGACCAGGGTCCCGTTATTTGAAAAGATTATTCTTTGCATAAAGTCATTTTATCCAAAAGAAAAAAGCCGGGCATTTCTACCCGGCTAATTATTAAGCTTTCATTACCGTGAAAACGTACTCGATCTTTCCAGCGGTCAAGGCCGCAGTCTTGATTTCTTGAACTAGCTTGCCGTTTGCCGCAAGGTAGAAAGGAACCAAGTCCGTGTTTGGAGTGCCTTCGACCAATGGCCGAGCGTGGCAAGTATTCGCGCCCAAGCTGGCAACTGCAACGCCGTCTAGCAAAATATCTGTGTCGCCGCCAGACACGCCAACATCGAGAACCATTGAGCCTTCAGAAGTGCAGGCGGTCTTAACTACTGCGTGAAAGTCTTTTATGATCACAGCATCGAGCGTGGTCAACAGGTCGAGAGCGCCTGTTGCGCCTGCGTCAACTGCGAAGTTATAAACGACGCGATGGATTTCCATCTCGTTTGCAAACGGTGCGCCTACTGTTACGTGGTCTTTAACTGCCGCCATCGGTTATATCCTTTCGTTGTTTTTTTAAAATCTTACGTTCTGGATTGATCCAAGCATAGTGCCGTGATCCTTGCGCGTATATCGAGACAACGTTAAACATGATCTTGATACCGCGCAACTGTGCTTGCAAGTCTTCAGCACTCTCGCCGACTAGGAAAACTATGTTCCCAAATCGGCTGAGAGAATCGCCAAAGTCACTACTAGCTGTTATAGACTTCGATATGTTTGTTTGCACCTTCGATTCCTAAAGCTGCTCCGCAAATCAATTCAGCAGTAAGCAAATAACCGCGCTTTGCTTGGCTGTGAAGGTCGGAAAGTTTAAAAGTAACGCCTTGCTGCATAACGAATAGCAACCAGTCTGGAACCATTGCCAGTGCCAGGTCAGAGGTTGCCGCAGTTGGTGAAATGCCTGGTCCCATGCCTGCACTGTTGTCTTCAACGATATTGAACCCGTATCGCTGCAGCACAAACTTGCCGCCCATGGTTGGCTTGTCGTCTGCATAGTCGCCGCTTGTTAGAGCAGTGACGTTGAGCAGGTCAGAATAATATTGAGGGTCGAGCAACAACCATCGGTTAGCAGCTGGCCATTTCGCTTGGCTCGCAAGCGTTCTGATCGCTGCCAATTGTGAACCGTTGAAATCAGAAACGCCTGAAGTCGAATGGTCAGGAGAGGAAGTTGACGGAGCAACTTTGCTATAAAGATAAGCGTTAAGCTCGATTTCGAGTGACTCGAAAAGAGCTTGGCGAATCTTAGAATCTTGCTGGCCGATCTGAGATTGAAGCGCCGCGAGGTTATCAATCTGAAATCCTGCTTCAATGATTGTGTCTGCTTGAACGCTAACACGAGTAGTCACCAGTTTCTGGCTTGAGTAGCTGTCGTAGTCGCCTACGCCAACAGTCTTGCGCTGTGCCGTTGGGCGAGTAATCGCGGAAACGTGTACGGTGTCGCCGTGATTTTGGATTGATCCTTCGTATTCTTTGGAAACAAGCGATGGAAGGACGGTTTCCTCCTTGAGCTTATTAGCAAAGATCGGTGACCAAAACTTCTGAACCTGGTTTGCAACGTCATTGATATTAGTAACTGTCATTTTTGTTTATCCTTTCACAAGTCCTATTTTTGCCTCTTGTTCTTTCGCCGGTAGCTTAAGCCATTGAGCATAGGTCAGCGTTGTGCGTTCGTCCGGGTCAGGTTGGTCAACTGGCATTCTCCGACCGTCTTTGGCTTTTATGACTTCTTTGTACGTATCGCGGAAAGTTTCCACATACTTTTGCACAGAGAACTCATCAACCTTATCGCCGTCCATCGCGATCTGATCGAGGTCAACTAGATTCCAATACTGCCTTGGTACGTCCGCTTTAACCGCTTCTAAGAAGGATGCCATCTTGCGCGTGTCAACCTTTTCTCGGAGCATTTCGGCTAGTGCCTTTTCCTTCGAGGCTAGTTCTTCTTTAACTTTGCCGTAAAGGTCTTTAAATTGCTCTTTGTCTTCTAGTTTCTTGCGCTCGGATTCTTCTTTTTCGCGATTAATTTCCGCTAGTCGCTCGTTATGAGCTTTCAAATCATCCTCAAGCTTGCGCGCCTTTTCTTGCACTGCTTTTTTTTCAGCCAGCAACTTTTGATATGATTCGTAACTAGGTCGCTTGTCTTCGCCATTGCTACTAGCACCGGCGTTTAGATCCACTGGATCAGGTAGGTCGCTCATTGATTAGCTCCGTAAAGTTTAAATTAATTAATTATCTTTTACAAGTTTTGCAACTTCGCGGCGATAGAAATTATATACAGCCTTGATTTCAACGTCGCTGAGATACATAAAACGCCAGCCACGCGCCTGATTGACGGTTGCCTTTAACTCTGAAAAGCTGTCGTCGAAGCCAAGCTCTACCCGGCGCGGCGTGATCTTGATCACTTTTATATCGTCGAGCATGTCGCCAGTAAGGGTCAGGTTATGTTTTTTCGGTGCCGTGTCGCCTGACAAATCAAAAGGGTTATTTGCTCGCCATTCGGCATACCGCTTTGAATGTTTCCGCATGGTCTTTAGCGGTTGCTTTGCTTGTCCGTTGCCTTTGACACCGTGGCCTAGCCTGGTCCTGAGCCGAATACGCTGCGCCGCAAGGTTTCCGACCGCTTCCATCACTTCCGGTGACGATGCCTTTTTTATCTTTTTTGCAATTTTATCAACCCAAGGCTTTAGGTTAAGCATTGTATTTCCGTATAATTGTTTTCAATTCGGCGTCGGTCACGCCAAGAAAATTCCGCGCCTTGCCAGGATTCGGATCTCCGCCATAGGATCCGAGTATATTGCCCTCTGCCTTGTCGTTATCGACTGAGCCATTTTCGAAACCGATAACAAGCTGGCCTTTCTTGTGAGAAAGCAAGTCCATAGCGTCAAGCATGTCGCCCGATAGGGTCAGGTTAACCGTCGATGACTTGCGCCCGATCTTAAAATCTAGGCTTTTCTTATACGACTCTGAGTAGCCAGGAAAGCGTTTAAGCCGCGAGCCGTCGGCGTTTAGTCCACGCCCGGTTGCCGTGCGATCGCGAATATGCTCAAGGACTAGCCAAGCAAGGTCTTCACGCTCACTTGGCTTTAAGTCGTCTGGTATGTCGATCTTTACTCGTTGCCAAGCCATACAGTTGCCTCGTCGTTTATTTCAGCCAGTAGCTTTTCGATCTCGTCTTGACCGAGTGAAGCGTTTAGCGTTTCGATTGCGCGACGGCGCGACATAAAGCCTTCTTTTACCTCTGCCGCAAGCTCTAGCACTCGCTCCGACCTGCTCTTTAGTGCCTGTTGCGTCGGGAATTGAACCGACACCGATGCGGTCGGCGTGAATAGCTTATTAGTCGGCATTCCTTGCGATACCCAAACTGGGTGCATGTAGTGCATGATCAGCGGCCAAAGCTCTGCCGATTCGCCTTGAGCAAATACCATTGCCTGCTTTTCGCGGTC